GTATGCTGAAGGTGATTCAGTAGAACAAGATAGAATTAATGCTATAAGAAACAACAGAGCAGCTAATAGAAGTAGAGGTAGAAGCGAAGCACAAGAAGCAGCTAATATTACTGCACCTTCACCAGCACCTGTTGCTCCTACTCCTTCTACAGCACCTGTATCTACTACAACACCTACATCAACTAATACTACTCAAGTTCAAAATCAACAAGTTGGTGAAGCTGAAACTATTGCACAACCTACACCTAGCCCGACTCCTTCACCGTATGATATAGGTTTTGGAAATGTACAGCCGGGTGAATATTCAGACGAACAAAAACCTGATGCTACAGGAGCTATGAAAAGAACTACTCCTATTAGCATGGAAGACCCTGCAAAAAAATCTGCATTTGATATTGCAAGAGAATATAGAATTTTAAGAACAGGTAAAAGAACTGAAGAAGCTTCTACAGGAGTTGTTCCTGAAGCTGGTATTATTAAACCTGCTGTTCAAGTAGGAATTGACCCTGAAACAGGTAAACCTATCCCTGAACAAAAAGTTACTACAATGGCAGAACCTACAAAGGTTACTGCAGGTCAAGCTGACCAAGTTGCACCTGAACAAGTTGCACAAGTTACTGATGTTTCTCAAGTAGATGCTCCAACATCTATAGAAGCTGCACAAATGGAAGCAGCAACTGTTGGTACAGATGCACAAGTAGATGTTGCTACTGGAACAGTTTCTGATGAAGCTCTTGCACAAGCTGCTGGAGTAGACAGAGTAGCTCCTATTGATGCTGCTCAAATAGAAATAATTCCTGGTGCTTTAACAGAAAGAGTTGTAGGAACTATTAGTGCTGATTCATTAGCTCCTATTGTAGAAAATGTTGGAAGCTCTTTGGCTAAAGTTACACGAGCTAAAAAACAATTAGCAAATGCTGGATTAAATGAAGCAGACATTGAAGAGTTGGGTAATGACCCTGAAGCTCTTGAAGCTAGACTTATGGAGTTTAGTGAAGCTGAAAGAGGTATTATTGAAGGATTGCCTGAAGAAGCTTTAGTATCAAATCAGTTAAATAGTTTATTAAATGGTATTGAAGAAGGCGAGATTCCTACGTGGGCTCGACCTGCTGTAGCTAGTGTAGAAGCTATGTTAGCACAGCGTGGTATGGAAGCTTCAACTGTAGGTAGAGATGCTTTGCTTAATACTATCATACAGTCTGCAATGCCAATTGCACAATCTAATGCACAAGCAATACAAGCAAGTATTGGACAACAAAAAACTATTGAAGCTCAAGAAGCAGAAGCTAATGCAGCACGAGCACAACAAACAGCACTATCAAATGCTAGTACTGTTTTTCAAATGGATATGGCTCAGTTTAGTGCTGACCAACAAACAGCATTGTCTAATAGTAAGTTTTTACAAACTGTAGGAATTACTGAAGCTAATATGAGACAACAAACAACTATTCAAGATGCAATATTAATGTCTCAAGCTAATTTAGCAGAAGCTGATTTTTTCCAAAAAACACAAATACAAAATGCTCAGTCGTTTTTACAAATGGATTTAACTAATCTAAGTAATGAACAACAAGCAAATGTTTTAACAGCCCAACAAACTCAACAACGTTTGTTAAGTAATCAGTCTGCAACAAATGCTTCAAGACAATTTAATGCTGCTAGTGAAAATCAAACACAACAGTTTATGGCAAACCTTGAAGCTCAAGCACAACAATTTAATTCTTCTCAAGTAAATGCGATGAGTCAATTTAATACTTCACAGACAAATGCTGCTGAAGCAAGAAGAGCTGCACGAGAAGCTGATTTAAATAAATTTAATGCACAACTTGTTACACAGGTTGACCAATTTAATTCTCAACAAGACTTTGCAAGGAATCAATGGAATGCACAAAACGCATCTGCTGTTGAAGCTTCTAATGTTCAGTGGAGAAGACAAGCTAACACAGCTAATACTGCTGCACAAAATCAAATTAATATGCAAAACGCTATGAATGCTTTTAATCTTAGTTCTCAGTCTTTGTCTTTTATGTGGCAAGAACTTAGAGACCAAGCAGATTTTGATTTTAGAGCTGCAGAAAATGAACAAAATAGAAATGCTCAAATTCTTTCTACAGCTATTGCAAACGAAGGTAAGTCTGGAGAAAAATATGACGACTATTTATTAACCCTTGTGAATACTTTAGGTAATTCTTACAGGGGTGGACTTTACGGAGGATAAAATGGGATTTTTAAGAAAGGTTGGTAAAAAAATTAAAAAAGGAATGGGTAAATTGTTTGGCTCTAAGTTTGGTAAAATTATTGGAGGCATTGGTTTAGCTATGTTATTTTGGGGTGGAGCTTCTTCGATGTTTAGTGGACAAGGTTGGTGGAAAGGAGTAGGAGATGCTGTTAAAAATATGAATCCTTTTGCAAAACCTGATTTAACAAGTGCTGTTAATGAAGTAGGAAAAGTAGCAACTGATACTGTTGTAGGTACAGGAGCAGAAACTGTAAAATCAGAAGCACTAGCTGGAGCAGCCGAGTCTGTTAAGGCTGGATTACAAGTAGGTAAAGAAAGTTCTAAAGCTTTTAGTTTTGAAGGATTAAGTTCAACTCCTTTTAAAGATTTAAGTACAACACAAAAAATTGCAAAAGCTGGAGTTGAAACAGCAGAATTTTTAACACCCTCTGGAGAGTTTGGAGCAGATATTGCTAAAGGAACTCTTACATCTTTAGCTGTTCAAGCTGCACAGGGCACACCAGTAGATGAAGGTGGTTATGGTAATGTTCAACCTAACATTGGTGGAGAACCTGCTCAAGCTGTAATGATGGCAGAAGTTAAAAATCAAATCCCTACCATACAATCAAAAAGTTTTTTAGATTTGTATCGAGAGCCAATGTATGGTACACTATCTCCAAACTTTTTAGCACAATTCGGACAGGTATAAACTATGGCAATTTCAGAAAAAGCAACAAACTTTATGGGCTCAAGTCTAGCTAAAGGTAGACCCTTACCCGGACAGTCTTTAACTAATTCACCTGACCAACCTTACAACTGGGAAAAGCCTGTTGAAATTTCAAATCCAAACGAAGGTATGATGTATGTGTTTGAAAACTTAACAGTGCCTGAAACAACTGCAAATATTTTATTGTCAGTTAGTAATGGTGTAGGTATTATTGACCTTGCTTCTATTGTGTTGTATACTGGATTTTTAGAAGGTAAATGGAATCCAGATTTAATGTTAATATTAATGGAACCAACCATGTATATGATTATAGCATTAGCAGAAAAAGCAGAAATAGAATACTCTTTAGAAACTGGAGACGACACAAGTCCAACAGAAATGGACCCACAAAAACAAGTAGATGAAATACAAGAAGGAGTTAATAGTTTAGAAGCTTTAAGAAAACAAGCAGCAGCTAGGGTTAATCCTCAGTCTGTTCCATCTGAAATAAAAGAAATAGTTGAGCAAGTAGAAATACAACCAAGCTTACTAGAAAAAGTACAAAAAGAAAACAACGCAAGTTTATTAAGCAAAGAGGTATAAAATGGCAACCCGAGATATTTTTAAAAATTTATTAGATAAAAGTGGTTCTGGTTTTAATGTTGGTGAATTACTTGGTACTTATTTTTCTAGTACAGGTAAAAGAAATAATAGAATGAGAAACATTTTAGGCTTAACAACTTTGTTTGGTTTAAAAGAAGATAGTATGCGTTCTAACGCTTTAAAAAATTTAAAAGAAAATGAAAGATTAAAAGTTTTTGACCAAGCAAAAGTTACTAATAGATGGAATGCTTATGACACTTTAATGAAAGAAGATGAATTATATAGAAAAAATCCAAAGCATTTTATGATTCAAGGAGAAGCAGAGTTTGCTAAATTAAATCCAAACTTTGACTTAAGCACAGAAGATGCTAGAAAAAAACGAGCAAAAGAAATTAAGGATTGGGCACTTAATGCTAAAACATTACATGAATCTAAAATACAAAATCCTGCTTTTGAAAGCATGGATAAACGTATGACTAAAGAAGAATTCTTTAAACCTTTTGAAGATTATTATGTTTCTAGACAACAAGCTATCACAGCTCCAAAAGAATTAAGTATTGTTCATAAAGCTTGGGATTATCTTGGAGGTAAGAAAAAAGATGAATTATCTCCACAACAAATTGAAGCTAATAAAAATAAAGCTTTACGAGGCTCGTTTGGATTTTTATTAGACCCAACAGAAGTTAAAGGTGAAGCTGAAATTGAATTGTTTAGAGACCCAAATGAATTTACGCTAACTAAACTTGAAGCTCAGTCTAAAATTATTGAAACTGTTAAAGATGCTGATTTACAAAGAAGTTTAATTAGAAGTTTAAATAAAGATAATTATACACCTAACGAATTAAAATCAGCTATGATTGTTGGCTCTACAAACTTTGACCCAATATTAGAAAAAGTTTCTCAAGCTCAAACTACATTTGATACTCTTTGGAAACAAGAAAATAAAACAGTTCCTGTTATAGATGATGATAATTACAACAGTTATATTTTACGTAGAACAAATTATGTAGAAGAACGAAGTGGATTAGGCGATAAAGATACTATTGAATTACGTAAGAAAATTTATTTACTTGAAGATTTAAAAAATAAAGGTGTTAATAAAAAAGACCCTGTCAGAAAAGCTTTAGAAGCAGAAATAAAAGTTGCTGGAATTGATAAGGTAACATTAACTTTATTTAATACTGTTTTAGCAGAATTAAGCGACCCTCTTACTTCAGCTTATTTAGAAAGAGAAGGAATAAAAAGTGAAGTTTATGCACAAGATAAACTTAATGAATTTTTAAATATTTATAGCACAATATTTGAGTAAAAAATATGGCAGATAATAACGATAGTCTTTTTGATAAAGCTTCCTATGCTTATCCTACATACGGTAATTTATATCGTAGATTAACTGACCAACAAAAAGACGACATCAAAAGATTTACTGGTAAACTTGGTACTTCTGCGATTGAAGGAACAAAAGAACTTATTAGAATGTTAAGTCAACCCGGTTCATTCCCATCTAGAATGGAAATAGAAACTGGAAAGTTAAGGTCTAAAGAAGAAATAGATAAGTTACAAGAAGGTAGATTAAAAACAATAGAATTTGTTGAATCTAATGTGTTTGACAAAGTTTATGGAGCTTTAGTCGGGGCTGATAATGTTGAAAGAAGTCAACGTGGTGATTATTCTATTGCTTCTATTAAAGACCCTGTAAATCAAGTAGCTGATATTGTTAGTGATGTTGGAGAAATTGTTGCTGATGTTAGTATAGCAGGAAAAGCAATAAAAGGAATAGAAGCAACAACAAAAGCTAAAAAATATTTTAAAGATTTTGCTCAAGGAGAAATAGGTTATCAACTTAGTTTAAATCCTTTTGACGATAATGCACTTATTCCACAAGCAATTGGTAATTTTATTACTGAAGATGATGGAATGCTTGGTGACTTAAAAACTTATTTAGAAGCTGACCCTCAAACAAAAAGTCAATTAGAAAATCGTATACATCATTTGTCCGATAGTCTTTTGTTTGCTGCTGGTTTTACTGTTGGTGGTGCTGGTATCAGATATGGAAAAGAACAACTTGATAAAACAGAATTTAGAGAACAATTTAAAAATTTTTTAAATAATGTTGCTTCTAAAGGTAAAGAAAATGTTGATAATTTTTTAAACAGAATTACAACATTCAGAGATATGGATGCTACACAAAAAAAAGTAGCTTTATCTCATCGTCAAAAAGATATTCAAGCTGGTAAAGTTGTTGGTAAAGGTGATATAAAAGCATTAGAACCTTCTTTAAAAACCAAATGGCTAACAAGTATTAATTTACAATTTAGTGACAGTCCAATTCTTCGTAATTTAGAAAACTTTAGAACAAAACTTTTTAGTACACGAGGTGGTAAGTCTAGACAGTTACATGAAAACTTTTTAAAAACAGAAAACTTAAAAGAAAAATGGTCAGATGAAATAAACAACATAGCATTTAATTTAGAATCTAATATTGATGAAATTGTTGAATTAGTTGGAAAAGATAAAGAAGATTTATTGGATGATGTTAGTAGAGTTTTATTTTGGGACAGACGAAGTCCAACAATTGTTACAAGTAAAGGCACAAGTTTAGGAACACAGCAAGGTCCTGAATTTGAAAAAGCATTACGAAAACTTCCAAAAGAATTACAACAACCAGTTAGAGCTTTCAGAGCTTTACAAGATGATTTAAGTGTTAAAATGTTAGAAACAGATTATCTAACAGAAACACAAAGAAAAATTTATAATGATAGTCTTGGATTTTATGTACGAAGGTCTTTTAAATTATTTGAAGACCCTAACTATGTACCTACTCCAAAAGCTTTTAAAGAAGCAGAAGACTATTTTACAGCACAAAAATTAAAACAAAATCCAGACATATCTCCGGATGAATTAAAACTTCAAGTAGCTGCAGACATGAATTTAATCTTACGAAACAATGTAAGTTCTAATAATTTTACAGCAAACTTAGAAAAGTTTGATATGATTCGCAAAAGTATTTTAAGAGGTAGAAAAGATATACCACCTGTCTTAAGAAACTTAATGGGCGAAATAGAAAATCCTATTCAAAGCCTTATACACTCAACCACAAAACTAAGTAAATTTTATGAAGATGCTAAATTTTACGATACAGCATATAATGATGGTTTAGGAATTTATTTTAGAGAAACACCAGAAGGAATTTTTAAAGAAGAAATACCTGCTGGTTATGGAAAACTATCAGGTACATATACTAGCCCTGACTTATTAACTTATTTTTCTAACTACAAAAGATGGGGTATGGAAACATTAGAAAAAGAAGGTTTTATTGGAACAACATATAGAAATCTTTTATTATTAAAAGGTTTATCTCAAGCAGCTAAAACTGTTTGGAGTCATACAACACATGTAAAAAATATATTAGGTGGAGGTCAAATGACTTCAGCCAATGGAATTAATCCGTTTGATATAGAAAAAACAAAATATGTTCGAAACATTTTAAAAGCAAAAACAAGCAACGATTTAGAATTACAAAAGTTTCATGAAGAACTGTCTGGTAGAGGTTTATTAAATAAAGGTGTAGTTGCAAGAGATTTGCAAGGTTTATCAAATGATTTATCTCAACTTAAAAAAGGAGCTGTTGTTGGTAAAGTTGATTGGCTATTAGATAAAATGCCAGTACCATATTATTCTTTTAAAAAAGGTAAACTTCAAGTTACATCACCAAAAGGAGTTGCAGGAGAAGCCCAAAATAAATACATAGGTCAAGATGATTTTTGGAAAGTTTTTATGTATCTTACAGAAGAGCAAAATTTAATAAAGTATAACAAACTTTTACCTAAAGACTCTAAGTTTGATTTTTATAGATTTACAGAAGAAACTTTAAAAGACGAATCAGCTTTAATAGTACGAGATGTTTTACCTAATTATGATTTAGTACCTGAATTTTTAAAAGATTTACGTAGAGCTCCAATGTTTGGTCGCTTTTTTTCTTTTATGGCAGAATCAGTAAGAATATCTGCTAATAGTATTACACGAGGAATTAATGAAGTTAAATTTGGTAACGCTTTAATAAAAGATGGAGCTGAAGAAGCTGGAAAACTAATTAAAAATAGAGGTAGTCTTAGACTTGCAGCATTTACAACTATTGCTGGAGGCTCGGCAAAGGCACTACAAGAAACTTCTAATTTTATGGCTGGATTAGGCAAAGATGATTTAGATGCTCATAAAGATTTTTTACCTGATTACATGAGAAACTCTAATGTTACTGTTTCAGTTGCACCTGATGGCACACCTATGATAGGAAACTTAAGCTCATGGGATGCTTATGATTTTCCTAAAAAACCATTACAAGTTTTAATTAATAGAAATTTAGCAAACCCTGATGTTGATGAAGAAGGACTTGTTAAAGATGTTTTAACAACTCTTACAACAGAAATGGTTTCACCGTTTTTAGGTGAATCAATTATTCAAGAACAAATTAGTAATTTTATTCTAAGAGGTGGTAGAAATTTAGATGGAAATTTAATACGTAATCCATTTGACAAAACTATGAGGTTTGATGATAGTGGTAGTTTAACCTATCGTCTTACAAATAAAGACAATCTAACGATATTCATGGCAAATATGTTAGAGTCTATAACTCCGGGTTCTGTAACAAGAGCAACTGATTGGATAGATACAATTGGAAAAGAACAAACTTCTTTTGACCAAGACATTTATCCTGTTCAATCTTTTATAAAATTTTTAACAGGCTACGGAATGCAGCCAATGAATAAAGAATATTTAGAAAATATTTATACATATAAAGCTAATGATTTATTAAAAGAAAAAGGGAAAAGACGTAGAAGATTGTTTGATGGTTTAGGCGATGAGTTAGATATAGATACTTTTACAAATAAATATTTAAAAGAAAATTTATTATACTACAAAGACTACGCAAAATTTCAAAAAATGAGTGCTTCGGCTGATAAATTAAATTTAAATACTCTTGGATTATTAAAAGAAGCTGGAATGAGCCGAGCAGATAGAATTAATTTTATTACTACAAGTAAAACTTATAGTCCTTTAGGAATAACAGATACATTAAAAGAAGAACTTCTTGACAAAGCAAAAAACACTAGTGATTATATTGATGTTTTAATGGATATTAAAGCAATTGATTCTAAACTAGGTAATCTTCCTGTTATTTTTGACCCTGATAATTATAAAATGCAAAAAGAAAACATTGAAGAAATTAAAGAAAGTTTAAGAGAAGACTATGCAGAGGGTGGAGTGGTTAGTGAAGATTATCCAGTACCTTTTGTTAAGTTAGACCCTAAAGAACGAGAAAGCGATGACTTAGGTGGAATAAGTTATGCTGAACAAATGAAAAAATTAGGATTGTAAGATGAATATAGAACAATGCAAAGCAGAAATCAAACGACACGAAGGCGAAGTCCTAGAAATTTATATGGATAGTTTAGGCTATAAAACTCTAGGAGTTGGTCACCTATGTCAACCAAATGACCCTGAATATGATTGGGAAGTTGGTACACCTATATCACAATC